AAAAACTATAAACTAGCAAAACTTTGTGATGTAGAATGGAGGAGTGAGTGATGCCAATATTAATTAGATATAAAATTGTTGATGGTTTAAATCATTACAATGACTATCACATACATCAAGATGGTGAAGATATGACTGATGATGAAGAACTAGTCAGAGATGTGTTTCCTGATAGCATACCTGATGAGAATGGTGGTGAGCAAGATGACTACAGAAAAATAGAAGTTGAAAGTATAAAACACATAAGTGTAAAACAAGCAGAGTTTTTACGAGAGTGTCATATTGCATTTCCTATAGTTAAGGAGATGAGTGATGACTAAAATAACTAACTTAATGACTAATAAAACAATAGACTTGACTAAAGTAATAACAATTAAAGTTGAGGGAGGGTATGTTGTAGATGTAGAGAATATGCCCAAAGGTTATAAATACAGAGTTGATGATGCAGATTTGGAGGAGTATTATGGCTAAAAGTAATGAAAAACAAATAGAGTGGGTTATGAGTGAAGTTAGTAAAATAATAAATCAGGCTCACAAAAAAAAATATGATTGTGTAAATGTGTGGCAAGGTCTTAACCAAACTGCAATTGAATATGGTTTTGATTGCGCCCCTACTAACACAAATGCAACTATGTTTACTTTAATGAATTTAGTAGACAAACTTAAATATTTAGAAGAAGAGAGGTTAAAAAATGACTAGAGTGAAGATAATTTTTCCAAATGACGACCCTAGATGGGAGTATGTAAGAGGTGCATTTCCCACTAGCAAAGAACAAGCAAGAGATTGTTGGATGAGTATATCTTGTAGTCTTGCACCTGAAAATCTAGCAGAAGATGGTGAATTGCCATATTACTTACAAATACAAAAACGAAGAGATGTATTAAAAGATGCAAAACTTCTAGTTAAACATGGTTTCAAATGTCCATCAGATATTGCTGATATGTGCGATGATGATGGCTTAATTAAATTTAAGGAGAGTAATTAATGCAACACGATAGAAACGAATTAATTAAAAGCTTATCCTCAGTTTGGGATGTCTTACACATGGCAAGAGAAGACTGTATATCTGAGGGTATCGAAAGTAATGACGAACAATGGAACGAAGTAACTAATGCTATGGCTAAGATACACGAGGCATTAGACATTAAACACGAAGAGGTATGATGAAAATTTGGGACGGCTATAATGATTGCATAATTGGAGTGGGAACACGATGCGGCATGACGGATGTATTTATATATGATAAGCACAAAATGATCACAAAATTAGTAAGAAAAGATGATATGAAATATGATGAAGCACTTGAATTTATAGATTTTAATATAGCAGGTGCTTTTATTGGTGAAGATACTCCAATACTTGTCGATCTAATGACACAAGAAGAAATTAAAAATTATATTGAAGAATTAAATGAATAAACTAATAATCACGTTGACAACAATATTTGTATCAATATTAACAATACAAATATTATTATCTATTTTATTATAATTAGGTAATTTCTTTAATATGATTGGGGGACACATCTATGATTGCTTGTGACTCACCAATTTTTTGTTCTAACTGCTGTAATCTTTCTTCAAGTTGCTCTCTATTCATACCCTCTAATGTATTATGAGTAATTTCTTTTTTATCTATAAACATTCCTGCCATCTGTCCTGCTCGATATTCTGCATTGATAGCTCCAGTATACTGACCTTTTTGTTCTGCACCATTTCTTAATCTCTCAAATGTTTTGAATCTTGCCAATTTATCTTTTTCGTACCGATCTTGTTCTCTTTGTAATCTTTTTTCTAAATATCTACAAACATGAGGATTTAAATCAGGATTTAATAAACGACTTGCTTGTTCATATGGTTTACCACGAGTTGAAGTGTAACCTGCTTGTTCTGCCGCATCTGCTTTTTTAATTTGACCCCAATTTGAAACCAAAATATCAACAAATTTTCTTTGTTGTGCAGTTAATTCGACAGTTGTTTTTAACTGATTGCTTTTTTTACTCATTACAAATCATAATTTAATAATATTTCATTATTTTGGTCAATATTTTTTATCGTTTTAATATTAAATATAATATAATCGTCCCAATCTTCTTTTATAAATAGTTCACAATTGTTATCTTCGCTATGATTAATAAATCCTCCAAGTGGAGTTCTAATATAACCATGCACAATTGGTATTTTAATATGTGTACATCCTAAATCCAACCCTTTGTCTAAGTTAATAGTAGCAAATATTCCATGCCCGTCAATTTTACTTGATCCAATTTTTAAATTGTCAGGTAACGGTTTATAATAAAACCTATTCATGTTTAAATATGCCATAATTTGTATATACCTCTTCCTTACAATAAAAAAAAAAAAAATAAATTGCAAGGTCTTGTCCATAAGGAATATTTATTTTTATGATTTATTGTACTATTTTTCCTATTTTTTGGGAATTATTCCTAAAATATTCCTAAAACTATTTGTAATATTTCCTAGTTTTCTGGGTTTTTTCCTAGTTTCCTAAAATATTTGCTTATTTTACCTTTTATGTTTTAAAAAAAAGTTGTAAGGAACGGGTATATAGGAATATAGGAAATATGATTGTTTAACATGATCATTTGTGTTACAACTAAAAAAGAAGGTTTCAATACCTTTCCTTTCGTTAGATGAAGATAGCACATAGATTTTTTTAATTTATGTGCTATTTTTTTATATGCTTTTAATACTCGAAATATTAGCAAGTTTGTCAGCCGTCATTTCGATTATGATCTATGGTAATAAATCTTGGTACGCACCTTTATTTGGATTATGTAGTCAAGTTATATGGATAGCTTGGGTTTATTATCAAGAAGTGTATTCTATGTTTTTTTTATGTTTAGGCATGATTATCATGCATGTAAGAAATTTTAAAACAATGGGTACTAAACAAAAGCTGAGACAAATATGGTTGAAATAACAATATCAGGCGTATTTTTAACATATTGACGATATTTATCAACTTCTTTTCTTTTAATTTTTTTTACAATTTTATTATCCTCACTCATCATTTTTCGATAAATAGCATCATATCGTTTCCAGGCTACTTGTCTTTGAGTAAAATAAACTTTTTTTGTTTTTAGTGCATTACGATAACATTGATACATATCGTCAGGATCAAGTGTTCCCCATTCACATACAATACGAAAATCTTTATTTTTTGATACTATCCAATTATGAGCATAAATTTTTATTAAAGAAGATTTACGGTCTGATTGAGTAATAAGAGTTTCATCAAAAGCATTAATAACCACCGCTCTCCATAGTTTTTGTTCAGGCAAGATATTTTTATCTAAAACACATCGAGCAAAACGAAGACCTATTTTTTCTAATAAATGCGGCGCGACCATTAGTGAAAGTAATGTTTAGAAAGTTCTTTTAATAATCTAGCATAGTTCCGTGAAACGTGGACCGGGGTTTTAGGTTCATCTAACAAGTCAATATAATCTTGATAGAGTTTATCAAAAAACAAGTCACGTTCCTCGAAATTCATGTCGTTAACATTCAGGATTAACGGTTCATGGTCATCAATTTTAAATAGATTGGCTAAATTAATTTTTTTCTTTTTCATAACATAAGTGTATCTATTTTTTTTCATCTTTACTACCTTGTACGACTGTGAATTTTTTATAGTTCTGATATTCATACTCTATTTTTGATACGTGTTTGAAGATATCGATCATTTCTTCTTGTGATAGATTACCAAGTCTTAAACTAAAAATAAGACTAAAAGCTTCTACATAATTTTTATGATTGAGTTTAAACGATAGTAAATTGAGAAGTTTTTTTAATTTTTCTTTTTGTTGTTTTGATGCCATGGCCAATCCAAATTAAGGTTTAATAAGGTTCTTGGTTCGTGGCTCATGGTTCTTGATACTTGATATTTTTACTTTTATACGTTGGCAGCTGACTATCACAGTTTGGACAAACAAATCGCAAGTTTTCTAATCTATGATCATTTCTAATACCATTGATGTGATCAAGAATTAAAACAAGTTTTTTATTTTTCCAAGTACCCTCATTATTACACAAAAAACAAAAATAGGGCAAGAGATTATCTTTTATAATACGAGATTTTAATCGAGCTCGATTAGTATAAGCAGAATTTTCCACGAACAATTTACTATTGGGAATTTTTGTATATTGATTAGCCATAGCCCTTGTGTATACAATAAGAGCCCACGGTTCATGTGTCTAGACTAGCTAAGATGTTTCACGTGAAACATTTTTGACTCCAGAGTGTCCTGATCCAGAACATTGTTTACAGGTATGAGTAATATTAGACTCTTGTCTTATATAGCCGTTACCGTAACAATTTGTACAAATTATATATTTCATTTATTTCTCCTCTTTGGTTACACATTTTTGTTTATAGCGAATTTGCCCAAATATATTAATAGAAGGGTTTTTATAATCGGTTTCTTGCCAACCGACATCAACCCAACGACATTCATACATACGTTCATTGTTTTTTCGTTGCACAAAAAAATCCGCATTGTTCCAAGTCCAAATGTTAAATACTAATCCTATAATTAAAGTTTCCATTATTATTCCTTTCTTTTAAGTGGTATTAAGGGTTTAGGTTTAGGTTGTGGTAAAAGTTCTTTTACATCCTCAATAACTTTTTTCTCTGAGGGTGTGGGTTTATTTTGAAATTTTTTACGAGCGCGATAAGCCTTGCCATCTATACACAGATACCCTGTGATATTTTTATATTTGTTTTGTGCTTTATTTACGATTTCCTGAGCTTGTTGACACGAGGGTATTTTTCCTATGTATTGTTCTTCATAAGAATGTTTTTCTGTACCAATTAATAAAAACAAAAACATAGCTTCAGGTATCATGTTTGCACTCCATTTTTTCCCATTCTTCTTCAAAATTTAGTTGATTCATTCTGCACAGTCTAACAAACCGCTCTTGATATTCATTTGGATCACCATGATAATTGCCTGCTAAACACGCATGATAAGATAAATGTAACTCACATAACAAATCATGAAGCGTTTTAAAGGTTCGTTTTTTTAAATGTGTGTTTAAATTTTTTTCAAAATTTTCTTTCATTTCTCTTTTTCTCATGATATTGCTTTTGCAAAAATGTACATGTGATCTCTAAAATGATGACACGGTTGAACGTGAATTGCTTTCATTTTAAATGTACCATACTCAAATTTAGAGTCCATCGTAATATTTAATCGTGCAGGTACAGATATATGTATTCCTTTTTCATAATCATCATGTTGTAAAGAATCATCTCTATATCCTTCCGCTGCTTGATTTTTTTTTTCATTACTTTCTTTGTAAACTAAAAAAGATGACCAACGGGGTTCAACCATGTATTTCCTCCCTTATATTTGTCTTAAATATTTACCACCGAGTAATTCACTCTTATAAACTTTAGGTGATTTTTTATGCTTTTTTGCTTGTTCTTCTACAAAACTTTTAATTAACTCCTCCATTTGATTGCCGGGGGATCTATTAGTCACATCACTTTCAGCTTTTAAAAGATTATAGGCATCAATTCTTACAGCAACTGATTTCCAACGAGTCGTATCCATATTTTTTCCTTTAATTAAAATTAATAATATTATGATTTTAATAATTAATAAGATTATGTCAAGAAAAAATTTTAAATTTCATAAGATTATCGTGGGGTATTATTGACAAAAACATTAGAAAGTGTATAACATAAAGACATGATGTTACTAAATGATTTAATATCTAGAAAGATGGCACTTGAATCTCAATGGAACAGCATGTACACAACACAAGGTGTTTATACTGTGGAGATGAAAGCACTTGAAGATCAGATAAACCAAATCAAGTCAAGACTTGTATTGGAAGATATTCAAAAAGCTAAATCTTTTAGATAGCAGAGCCAAAATCGTTGCCTAGAGCAACATCTACTACACTCGGAACGTTAAGTTTAACGCAGTCCTCCATCGCTTTCACTATTTTTGGGACATCATCTTTCAGGACATTAAAACACAATTCATCATGAATTTGTAATAAAGGTAAGTAACCTAACTCATAACAGGACAAAATAGCTTGTTTAGTTTGATCGGCCGCAGAACCTTGAATAAGTCTGTTTAAAGCTTTGTAAGTAAAGGCCCTTTTAATATTACCTCGACCATATTTAGCACTCGCATTTTCAAAAGTTTCTGGAGTATGTATACCAAAATCTTTTGGCTCCCACATTTCAAATCTACATTTTCTGCCTAACTTAGTTCTGATAACACCCTCTTCATTTGCTTTTTTCATACACCGATCAGATAATAATTTTACAAAGGGGGCTTTGCGATTGAATTTAGAAATGAGATTATTAGCCTCGTTAAAATCTAAACCTAACATATTGGCTAATTTATTTTTACCCATACCATACATTAAACCTAATCCAATCGTTTTAGCTTGTTTACGGTCTATGCCTACTAAATCAGCAACCGTTTGATGAAAGTCTGCATTTGCATTTGTATAGGCTTCAACGAGTTCTTGTGAACCCTCATACCCTTCTCCGATGCTAGATGCATAATGAACAACAAGTCGTGGTTCTTGTTGCGAGTAATCAAAACTACCCCATTGAAAACCTTCTTCAGGTAAAAATAAACTGCGTATTAAAGGGCCATATTCTTTATTACGCGCAGGTAATTGTTGTAAATTCGGATTACTCATAGATAAACGACCGGATACAGTTCCTCCTGAATCTGAGCGAAGTTGATTTATTTCTGCATGAATACGACCTTTATGTTCATATTTCATAATAGAGTTTAAAAAAGTATTATGAAATTTATTAATCTCTCTTGCACTCACAATTAATTTAGATATATCTGTATTATTATTTACTAACCAATTTTGTGTAAAACTAGGCTCATTAGATTTTTCTGTTTTAGGATAGTCAATACCCAGTTTATCAAAAGCAAAAGCAATTTGTCTAGCGGCCCAAATATCTATATCTTTACCCACTAATTTTTTTATATCTAAAAGTATTTGTTTTTCTTTATGAGCAAATTTATTACGTAGTATTTCTGCTTCCTCTTTATTAACACGAATACCCTTGTTTCTCATCTCAATAACAATGGGTATTAAACTTTTTTCTAGTTCCCAAATGGTTTGTAAGTTTTGTTTGAAAAGTTCATGCTTAAATCTTTGCCATAATAGATACGTGAGCCGTGCATCTTGTTCCGCATAATAACCTACATGTTCTGCAGGTAACATCCACATTTCCATTTTAGGATCTACACCATGAGCTTTGGCAGCTTCATTTAAATCTGTTTCTGCTTTCAGTTCTCCAAGATAATCTTTAGCTAAGGCATTTAATCTGTAAGTGTATCTGTTTTCATCAATTAAAGCTCCTGCGACCATAGTATCTACGATCTCACCTTTAACCTCAATGCCATAAGCTTTTAACCATCCTACATCATATTGTGCATTGTGAAATATTTTACGACACGGTAAAGCACACACATCACTCATATATTTTAATACTTGTTCTTTGATTAGATTACCACCACCAAAATGACCAAAAGGATAATAACCTTGCCAGCCTTCCGTTGCTACTGCAAAACCTATAATCTCCCCTTGACCGGTGGCCCAACCTGCACCTAAACCTTTATTAATACCTTCATCTTTAGTTTCTAAATCAATAGCTATTTCAGTAGCCTCTGATAAATCTTTATAATCTATTGGCGCAGACCAAATGTGTTTTTTAAAATTAAATGTAAGCTGTAAACTAGTCATAGTCTCTATGTAGTATCATATCAAGATAATGTTTTGCTTTTTTTATATCCTCTTTTTTACCTTTTAATTTGTGTCGGCAAACGTATTTTATTACATTACCCTCAGCAAATTGTAATTTATTCTTGTTAATAAATTGTGAGGGTTGTATTTCAAAATCTCTGTAGTGTAAACTTCCTTGATTCCAAATGTTATCTTCTTCCTCAACCGTTTCATAAAACCTTTTCCATAATTCATCAAACTGTTCTAAGTCTGCCTGATCAAATTGTCTTCCATATTTTTCAAAAAACTTTATTAGTAATTGTGATATTTCATCTCTCATAATTTTTCTCTATGTCCTCCACAAGATCATAAAAAGTTAAATGATTTTTGTCTGCATTGAATTCAACAGTCAACATAAATCGCAAACCATCGTAATTTAAAACCATGTGGTCTTTTTGATTATTAAACACATATCTTACACCTGGATAATACGATAACTCTACAACAGGATGTTGAACATCATGATTTTCTCTAAAAAAAGTATAAGAAGTGTTAGGTGTAGGTATCATGCAATTAACACAAACTCCACGATTAGAATCTTTATGCCAATTATACACAGACTTACTATCCATTTTCAAAATCCCTGCCTTATAAGGATGTCTTTTTGCAAGCCAACTAAAAAAATTATCTTCTAACAAAAATTCTTGTGGAACTTGCGTAGCGGTAAAATTAAAATATTCAATCCAAGTTGTATTTATGTCCCAAGCAATGCCATGTATTTTAGGGCTATAAAATTGTGGTGCTTGTATTTCTTTAAAATAAGGTTTCATGCGCTTTCCTGTAAGTACATTAAATAATCCATACCAATAGGATAATTATATTTATAATCTGTGGATAAAATATGTAAAGTGTTTTTAGCTCTAGTCACACCGGTATAATACACTCTTTTTTCATCTGACTTTTCTTCTTTTGTTTTGTGTGAAAACGATGCCGGCCAATTGGTTTTTGAATAAATTAAAACATTATTAGCTTCACCACCTTTTACAGAATGTATTGTATCGATAATAATATTAGGTTCTTCATTTAATTTTTTTTGACCATATTTTTTTAATAACAAAATAAAATAATTAGTTTGTCTAGGCGTAAAGTTTCTTTTTAAAATTTCCCACCACGGTGCTTTTGCATGTTCTTCTGTTAAATCTAAACCTACCCAATCTATTAAGTATTTTAAGGTAAACATTTGATTTTCAGGAACATTTTGCCAAAATTTAGGTGTTCTAAAATCATAATCTTTTAGCTCTCTAATATACTTGTACATGTTTTCTGCTTGATCTCGTGTAATTTCTCTACCGTTAGACAGATTTGTCCAAGACTTAATAGCTTGCCATTGTTTAGCATCAAACGATTTATTACCTTTATTATCCGCATAATATAAACCAGAGTTTTTTGCCGCCATTTTTAATTCAGTAACACTAGAGTTAACACGACCTAAAATATACCAAGTCCCTTGACAGGCATCAAAAGGTACTTCATTAAAATTTAAATATCTTTTTATATAACTATCTTTAGTGGTGTATACATATTCTTTATCCACACTATCAAAAATACCTCGTCTAATTATTTGTGAGAATTTATAAATCTCTTTACCAAAACGTCTTGTTTGTCTTAACACTACTTCTCGACCGGGAAAATAAGTAGTAAAATATTTAGGATCGGCACCATTCCATTTGTAAATACCTTGATCATCATCTCCTGCTAAATATACTCTTTTAACTTTATCTACCATTTTGTAAATAACAGACCATTGTAAAGGGGTAAAATCCTGTGCCTCATCTAAAATTAAAACCTCTAAACTAGGAAAATCAACCTCATCAATGGCTCGTTCAATCATATCAGTAAAGTCTATAAAAGAATCTTTCTTATAATGTTTATAGGTGTCAACTTTTCTTAAAAAAATATCTAAGTTATCTCTTTTATAACTTTCTTGTTTGTAAACAAGTTTGGGGTCTTGCAACATATTCCTAGCTTTATCATAAACACCAAGCGACCAATCTTTATACAAAAAACCATCGTCAGATAATCTTTTGTCAGAAGTTTTAATAATTTTAGTTTGTAAAGCAAAATCCAACATACAATTTTTAGGATCAAATACCTCTTCTTCAAAGTATCTTCTACAATATTTATGTAGTGTTTTAAATCGTTGAAAGTCATCTATGTCATATTGAGGATAAGCAGCTAAAGCTCTATCTCTAGCGGTATCTACTGCTTTATTTGTAAAAGAAATAAAAGCGATATCTTTTGGGTGTATACCCATACGAAGATATTTTTTTAAAACACGTTCAATTAAAGTATAAGTCTTACCGGTGCCTGGAGGTCCAAATATTTTAATTGTCTTTTTGTGAAGGCTCTTTTGTTTTTGTAGGCCTAAATCTGTCATGATAGCTTTCGTCCATTTCTGATTTTTCGTTTTTGTCAATTGTTTTCCTAATACTTTGATGATTTACAAACTCAGGCATTTCAACATACCACACATTTTTCTCACCCTCTTTATAATCTGTTCTTCTACATTTTAACATACGAAGTGCCTCAGCGGTAGTGGCAAAGGTCCGTGATGCGTGTTTCTTGAGAAATCTATCAAGAGTTAGTTTTTTAAAAAAGCATACATTAGATTTGGAATCTAGTACCACATATCCATCTTTAAGCTTGTTAAATTTATCTTGTTCAATATGCGATTCAAAAAAGTCTTTTAGTACTGAATATCTTTCCTCTTCTACAGTATCTGTATATAAGTGATCTGTAGATTCTTGTGCCTTTTCTACAATATTTTTCATTAACAATTCAAAAGGACTAGGGCCTTTTCGTGCTTTAGGTAAGGTAAGCCAATACACACGATGTTTTAATAATCTTACTCTAAAAGATTTTTCATCTTTCATATCTTCAGGAGTCACTGTAATTCTAGATCCTTTGAAATCAAACTCATACCATACATTCTTTGTATCTTGAATATAAGTAATTTTATCAAAGCTTTCTATTATCTCAGGAACTGCATCTCCAATACCTAATCGTCTTAACTTACAAAGTTCTTTATTACAAATAGGGTTATATTCAGGATGCTTAGGTGGGCATTGAAACTGATAACCGCCTTTATGTACAGATTTAGCAAGTTGAGTAACCTCATTACGAGATAAAGGTTTGGTAAATATTTGATTGTTTCTTTGTTGTGCTACTTCATCTATTTGTTGAACATTTAACGTATTGTTCTTCTTCATTTCTAAAACTAAAACATTAAATAAAAAATTATTTCTATTGTTGCCTGACCACCCCTCTTGTATTAGTTTTTGTACACAAGGTGGATAATGCTTCCACTCACTTTCTGCTTGATACTCTTGTACTTTAAAATTAAAAAAATCACTTGGCTTAATTTTCTTTTGATTAGCCATTTCTATAAATCTACCTACCATGACAGGTGTATTGTTATCATCAAAAGCAAATTCCATAGAGGCATTCATTTTGTGATAAGGCATATTGACTGCTTTATTACATGGAAATATCTCTTGCGCTAAAAAATATTCTTCGTTTATCTCTTGTAATTTAGTTTGAACTTTTTTTATATCCGCTTGTTCTGTAAAAAAAATAAAAATGTGTAATCCTCCAGATTTTGATTTAACTGGCACAAAAGGTAGATTATATTTTTTAATAATCTCTACATATTTTTTTTCTGAGTAATCTTTATAGTTGTTTGGATCAACATCTATGCATCCCCAATGACACTTGTCATTCATTTCAGGTTTTAAACCTAAACGTAATTTCCCCTCTAAATGTTGTTTCCATATCTTATCTGTAACCGGTTCGTGTACAGTAACATAGTTGGCTTGTCTCTTCCCCCTCTCATCGTCCTCTCCGGTAAGAGAGGACTTGAGATATTGAGAGTTATCGCCTTGAAACAACGATAACAATTCCTTATGCATTGTTTAAAAAGGAACGTCTTCTTTAGTTTGAACAGGTTTTTTTTCGTCTGCAAATTCAACCTTACCAAAAATGTCAGATTCTTTCGCACTTTCGTAAAAAGCCTTAGTTGTTTCTAG